GATAAGTTGGGTTCTTACCTGACTACTTTTGGTGATGACAGAATGATCGCAGGTGATTATAAAAACTATGATAAGCAGATACCTCCCTTGTTTATTAGAGCAGCATTTTTTGTTCTGGATCAATGGCGAGCCGTTAATGGAATCTCTAGTGAGGATGCTTTGATATCTCGTGGCATAGCCACCGATATAGCCTTCCCAATATTGAATATGAACAAGGAGCTAATTCAATTCTTTGGTGGTAACCCTTCTGGGCACCCTCTTACAGCACTTATAAATAGTGTTGCTAACTCATTGTTTATGCGGTTTTGCTATCACAAACTTGGTTTGGATGTTTCTACATTCAAGCAAAATGTGAAGCTTATGACTCTTGGTGATGACAATGTTATGGGGTCCAATGAAGAACGGTTTAACCACACATCCATAAGTACTATTCTTAAAGAACATGGTGTAACATACACTATGGCAGATAAGCAACAAGCTAGTATACCTTTCATCGGTATAGGAGATGTCGACTTTTTGAAACGTACGTTCACTAAGGATTACAGGGGTAAATATATGGCGCGACTCAATCCCACAAGCATTTTAAAGAGTTTGACCATTTGGGTCCAATCGCCACACGTTTCCCCTTTTAAACATTTGGCTGATTGCTATTTGTCCGCACGAAGAGAATGGTCTCTATATGATGAGGATACTTTTAATAGGAATGTAGCCAGAATGGAAACAATTTTTAGTATTCCAGAGTTTAGAAACGTTCGTTACCACTTTGTAAAGAGACACCTTTATGATTACTTTACAACCCGTGATTGGGTGGAAGGGTGCTTAGTTCAGCCCTCTGATGACAATCAAATAGACATAGAACATGTCAATTTGACTTGTCTTGAGGAATAAGGTGCCCTCAGGACAAGCACAGTCCTTTAAATTGTGTTACTGGGATGTACCAGGGTTGGGAAACTTAAATCTGGGTTACTAGTTGGTCATAGTAATTTCTACAACACGACCGTCAGGACAAGCACAGTCCTTAAATTGTGTTACTGGGAAGTATCCATTATGCTAGTTGATCACGGCATTCTTATTATTAGATCAAATCTACGCTCTAAAGATTGTGAGTAGTGGGAGCCAGGCGTATACGGTTCTGGTAACCCACCCCTTTCTATTGCGTTGTCGCAGCCAGTAGCGTTGTACTGGCCCCAGGCTGAGGGAAGACGCACATAGTGGTAAGCAGTCAATGCACTATGATATTTTATAGTTACTGTCATTTCGTCATTTAGACGTATAGCAATATGGTTTGTTTTCACTATATTACTTCTAATAACCAGTGTGATTTCTCGGGTTTGATTACTAAATCACAATATTATGAAACCGTGGAGCTTTCGGCTCACAGCTCCACAGCACCTACAGGAACTAACATACAGGATCAGAAATTGGTAAATTGTACTGATGTTATGGAGTCACA